CTCGAGGAAGTGATTGAAGCAGTAAAAAATCAAACAATAAAAAATAATCATTTTTTCACACAAACTTGGTATCTCGGAGAAAAGTCTCAGTATGACATGGTTTATCATATTGATGAAATACCTAAACTTTTGGCATTTATTGGAGAGACTTGTGGAGTAGATAATGAAGTTGATTTTGTAAAAATTCACGAAAACAAAACTAATCTTAAATTATACAATGAAGCACTAACCGATGAAATCATTAATGATTTAAAAGAACTATACAAAAAAGACTATCTAAATTGGTGGTGTAAGCAGGACGAATTCTTATGATTATAAAAAACGTCGAAGGTCCGTTCGAATATTTTATTATTCATGATTTGTTTACTTCATCTGGGGTGTTTGACATTTTCCTAGACTGTAAAATGAATTATCCTCAGTCAACTCAAGGTAATCAAGTTATCTCCAGAATAACCCAAGGAGTGACTTATGATATTGCGATGCCTAGGTTACTTCATGTATTGGAATTGTTAGAAGTTGATATGACTGACAAAGAATTTGTCCTTGAATACCATAGCATTGGTTCTGGTTTTGAACAACCTCCTGTTGCTGTTGGTGAAGAGAATCATTTTAAACTGTCGGTCTACCTTTCAGATGAGGGTCATGGTGAATTTGTTCACGACTCAGAATTCGTTCCGGTAAGAAAGATTCCATGGCAGATAAACTCAGGACTTGCTTATTACTGCAAAGAAAATTCTTGGGTTTCGTACAAGAACACTTTACAATTTCCGTCAAGTATGTTAAAATTAACCGTCCTGAATAAGTGAGACTAACTTTTTATTATGAATCCATTTGAATTTATAAACGCAATAAACACAACAAAACAAGACCTAATTGTTGACGATCAAACGGAAAAGCAATATGTTCCTTTTGTTGTAAACCGAACTCTTTCTTACTTTCCTGATACGGTTCATTTTGCGAATGCGATGAACCAGTATCATCACCTTGATAAAAAACTCCAGTTTCAGTTTTTAATAAATATTGTTCGGAAGCGCAAGCGTTTCTCGAAGTGGGATAAACCTACTCAAATAGATGACTTGGATGCAGTAAAAGAGTATTATGGATACAGCAATGAAAAAGCTCGTCAAATAATGCCTCTTCTTTCTGCCGAACAAATAACAACAATAAAAAATAAGGTGAACAAAGGTGGAAGAAAACAATCTAGTAGAATGGAATCCAGCAAAGATGCTGGAAATTACTCTTGATCAACCTGACGACTTCTTGAAGGTAAGAGAAACTCTGACGAGAATTGGTGTTGCTTCTCGTAAAGAGAAAAAACTTTTTCAATCTTGTCATATCCTTCATAAACAAGGTAGATATTTTATCGTTCACTTTAAGGAACTTTTTCTCCTTGATGGTAAAAAATCTAACCTAGAACTTGGTGATATTCAGCGTCGGAATACGATTGCTACTTTGCTTCAAGACTGGGGATTAATCCAGATTGAGAAAAAACAATTGGCGCAAGATTGCGCTCCAATGAGACAGATTAAAATTATTGGTTTTAAAGAAAAGGATGAGTGGGAGCTTTGCCCCAAATATAATATCGGAAACAAGTGATGCTCAATATCTTTGCAGGTAAAGAAGATCTGATTGCCGAGAAAAAATTCTTCTTCGGAAAACTTGACTGTGATCTGGATTTCGACTGGAATAACTATATTGATTTGATGGATAGTCATCCTGAAAATCTGTATGACAGGAACACAACGAAGTTTCGTATAGGACTTAATTCATTTCACAGTCGTCCTTCTGCACCTAAATTCGCAAAGGAAATTGTCACTCAGATGGAGGAATTTTTTCCTCTTCATAAAGAAAAGATAACCAATATCGCATTTAGCGGGTTTGGGCGGAACAGCGATAGTTATCCCTGGCATTGCGATAAAATGGATGTTTTCCTTGTCCAAGTTTTGAATAAAATTGAATTTAGACTCGAGGGATTTAATAATGATGAGGCAATCTGGTTTTGTCCTGGTGACTTTGTTTGGATTCCTCGAGGCACTCATCATCAAATCATCCCTCATGACTCGCGAGTGACATTCTCTTTCGGAGTTGAGGGGGATCCGGATCCAAGCACATATTTTTAAAATGAAAGCATACCAAATTGTTGACTTTAACAATCCGATTTCAGTAGAGTATTCTCAAATCTCTCAAGAATCTTTCAAACCCGCAATTGAAGCAGGACACATCGAAGAGATTATTCCGGTCCAGTCGGTCACTCCAGAGACTCTAGATCAGTATGAGCATCTATATGACTGGCGTCCAAGTCTAATGAAATTGGACAACAAGACTGATAAAAATCACTCTGAGACAGAGAAAGCAGGGATGTGTTCTCATTGGGAGTTGATGAGAAAGCAAGGAGAGAGCGAAGAAAGGTTCTTGATTTTAGAGCACGACGCATTTCTTCTACCCCAACACCTAGATGATTTTGGATATCTCCTGAAGTATATTGAACGAAAAAACGTTTGTTATGCTAACATCGGATTGTTTATGGCATGTTATACGTTCAATACGCATTGTGCAAGTTGGATGCATCAATTGCTGCAAGAACAAAAATTCTGGATCAACGGTGGTCCTTATGGTGTAGTTGAGCGGTTATTCCGAAACTATACTGGACACTACCTAAGAAAAAGAAACTACTTGGACATTGATCCGACTGTCATTCATCCTTGGCATAATTGCGACACCCTTGGTTTTGGGAGAAAGGTTGAACGATATTTCAATGAGTATGATCCCCACCCTAAACAGTCTATGAAGACTCCCACCACACAAGTAATTAAAAAATCTCTGAAAGTAACTCAAGATCATCACACATATAAAGAACAGTATAAGGAAGAACCTTGGAAGCGTCATCATTACTTTCACGTTATTGATTGACATTTAATTGAAATCCCGGTATAATATTGGGACGCTGACAAAGGATACACTATGAGCAGTTTTTATACCTCAGTTGCGCGACAAGGTAATCACATTCTCTATCGCGGTTATGATTCGAGTGGTCGTTCGATTCACCAGAAAGTTGAATTTAAACCCACTCTGTTTGTTCAAACAAACAAACCCAACACCCAATGGAAAGGACTCGACGGCACGCCAGTTGAACCCGTTCAATTTGATAGCATGCGTGAAGCATCTGACTTCATGTCTCGATACGAGGATGTTCAGAACTTCCGTATTTATGGAATGAACAACTACGCTTTTCAGTTTATCGCTGAAAAATTTCCTAATGAAATTCAATTCAATCGAGACTACATTAACGTATGCGCTCTTGACATCGAAGTGGCGTCCGAGGATGGATTCCCAGAACCTGGGGTTGCTGCTCAACCAGTAATCTCAATCACGATGAAGAGCGAGCGTGGACCCTATCGAGTCTGGGGTCTCTATGATTATGACGTCAAGAACTCCGATGTCATCTATGAGAAATGCTTCACCGAAATCGAACTCCTCCAGAGGTTCCTCAGTTACTGGGCGCATGAGTGTCCAGATGTCATCACTGGTTGGAACTCTAAACTATTCGACATTCCCTATCTGGTAAACCGAATAACCAAAGTGATTGGTCCTGAACCAGTCGCTCGTTTCTCACCCTGGGGAATCGTGCGCGAAAGCAAAGTTATCGTTGAGGGAAAACATCACCAATCGTATGATATTATTGGTGTTGAGCAACTTGACTACCTTGATCTGTTTAAGAAGTTTACTCTTAACACTCTTGGTCGCCAGGAGTCCTATCGCCTAGATCATATTGCCTTCGTCGTACTTGGTGAACGAAAACTCTCTTATGATGAATACGGGAGTCTACACCTTCTATACAAGCACGACTTCCAGAAGTTTATTGACTATAACATTCGAGACGTTGAACTTATCTTCCGGATTGATGAGAAGGTTGACTTGATCTCTCTTGCTCTGACTATGGCATATCGTGGTGGAGTAAACTACTCTGACTCGATGGGTACGACGAACATCTGGGACTCGATCATCTACCGAATCCTGAATGGACGTAAGGTCGCAGTTCCTCCAAAGGTTGAGAAACCCAAGACGCAGTTTCCTGGTGCTTATGTGAAAGAACCACAAGTTGGTTCGCATGATTGGGTTGTTTCCTTTGACTTGAATTCTCTTTACCCTAACATCATTGTCCAGTACAATATGTCTCCCGAGACGGTCCTCGATGGTATTGTGCCTAACATGAGCGTCGAGAAGATGCTACAAAGGATTGCTGGATCAGACGGGAACTACTCTGTTGCCCCGACTGGTTCTAAATTCTCTCATGATCAGCAGGGTGTGATTCCTAGCGTGATTGTTCAGTATTATAATGATCGTCGTAAGATTAAAAAGGAACTGCTAGACACCAAGCAACAGTATGAGACTCAGAAAACCAAAGAACTAGAGAATAAGATTGCTTCGTTGGACAACCAGCAGATGGCAATTAAGATTCTAATGAACTCCCTCTACGGTGCACTCGGTAATCGCTGGTTTCGATACTTTGATCAGCGCGTGGCAGAGAGCATTACTCTTGCTGGACAATTGTCAATCAAATGGGCGGAACGAGCAGTCAATCAGGAGATGAATAAACTTCTTCAGACTGACGAAGATTACGTTGTCGCAATTGACACTGACTCTCTGTACATTCGGATGAATGCTCTGGTCCAGAAATTCAATCCGAAGGATCCAGTGAAGTTTCTTGATAAGATCTGCCGCGAACACTTTGAGAAAGTCCTAGAGAAATCCTATGAAGAACTGGCACTGTTCACCAATGCCTATGAAAATCGGATGGAGATGGGAAGAGAGGTTATTGCGGACCGTGGCATCTGGATTGCCAAGAAACGCTATATCCTGAATGTGCACAATAATGAGGGTGTCCAGTACGCAGAACCTAAGTTGAAGATGATGGGGATTGAAGCAATCAAATCCTCGACGCCTCAGATTGTTCGTGATAAATTCAAAGAAATCTTCCGAGTCATCGTAGAGGGGACAGAGAGCCCGAGAGGCGTTTCTAACGCTACCAAGTGGAAAGACTCCAAGTCTATCTACAAGAAAGGAACTCCGATCCACGTGCGCGGTGCTCTCCTCTATAATCAAGCAATCAAGAATCATGCACTAGATAAACGGTATGAGATTATCAAGGATGGCGAAAAAGTAAAGTTTGTCTACCTTAAGACTCCAAATCCGATTAAGGAAAACGTAGTCTCTTATCCTCTTGTGCTTCCAAAAGAGCTTGACTTACACCGTTATATCGATTATAATACAATGTTTGACAAGACCTTCCTTGATCCTCTCCGTCCAATCCTGGATGCTGTTGGATGGGAGGATGAACCAAAGGCATCTCTTGATAACTTTTTTGGATGATACATTATGAAGAACTCTCGTGCTAGTAAGACTGCAATCGTAAATCGGCAAGTCCCCGAGAATTACAGAGTCAACAATCTGTATGGAGAAATCAATGTATCCAGTGTTGGGATTTCTTCAATGGTTCGAAACCAAAACAAGAATCTTCGGCCAGTCTCCCTGGATATGACGCCTTTGAGGAGGGTACCATCTCCAAGGTCACGCGCTACATCAAGAAGGTTATCCTAGAGCAATCTTCAGCGAGACTCCCTGGCTATGATATATGAATTAACGATGTTCAAAAATCAGTTTGATAACAAGACTCATCGGCGTCTGTCCTTTGATTCCTGGGATTCTTATGTCAAATGGTTGTACAAAATCTCACAAGTAAAGGGGCAAAAAGGTGGAAATAACAGCTCTCCTCTTATTAGTCCTGCTGTTTTCAAAGACGGTACGACGCGCAGCAATAGAAATACTACTTATTGGGGTTCTTGGTGTGCTGTTGATGTCGATGATCACAACTTTTCTTGCGACTTACGGTTATTAAAAGAAGAAATCATCAATGAGTTTGGTAACTATAATTTCGTTGTTTACAGCACTGCTTCTTCTCGCAGTGATTATCCAAAGTTCCGTATTGTATTCGAACTTGATGGACATGTTAGCAGAGAAAGTATCAAACCATTCTGGCATGCGCTTAATACCGAACTCGGCGAAATCGGAGACCCTCAGACAAAAGATCTTGCTAGGATGTATTATGTTCCCGCAATATACCCTTGCGATAACAACTTTATTTTCGATCATCTTGGTGGCAATCCTTTGCCTGTAGGCGCATTGATATCTAAACATCCCTATGTAGAAAAGACCGGTAATTCGTTTATGGACCGACTGCCTCCTGAATTGCAAAAAGCAGTAATTGAGCATCGTAAAAACTCGCTACATAATACCAATATTCGTTGGACTTCATACCACGACTGTCCTTTCTGGCCACGAATGCTGGCAGTTGAGTATCGAAACATTAACAGTACTGGTTGGTATCACAAGATGTATCAGATAATGGTTGCCCTTGCAGGCAATGCCGTGAAGTGTGGATACCCGATTACTTCGCAGCAGATTGCAGAACTCTGTCGCCAGTTTGATAAAGATACAGGGAATTGGTATGAAGGAAGACCAATAGAGCGCGAAGCAGATGGTGCACTAGAATACGTTTATAGGAATGGATGACGATGACAAAAAAGGTATTAATTACAGGAGCTGGAGGATTTATTGGTTC